CTATTTCAAATGCCTCGGCGGCAGGTACGACTTTTCAAGGGTATCGATTGCCTGATCTTCCATTGTCCTTTTCATAAGTTCAGCGGCTTGGCCTATTTTCTCGGCCAGATCCCCAGGCAAGCGAATGATTAGATGGTCCTCATCTGTTTCGTGGCGCTCCTTCATCAGTTCGAGCAGTTCGGCCTTCAAGTTCTCAAGGTAGTCAGACTGAGTTTTGAGTTCGTTGTAGCTCTTTTCAATAGCCTCGGAAGCTTGCCGATCATTGTCTTCACGCCATTTGGCATCTTCGAAGTTCTCGGAAAGAAGGTGCTGCAGCTGCTTTGAAATCGTCTTTTGCTCTTCAAGCGCTTCCTTGAGCTGCTTATTTTCCATCTTCAAGTACGAGATTTCCATCGCGCCGGTGACGAGACGCGGGTGATCCTCAAGAATGGCCACGATTTCCGCATTCATCGAGCGGCCATTTAGCTCCGCCGACTCTTTAATTCGCTCCTTCAACTCGGGCTGCATGCGCAGACCAAAGGGCGCGATGTTTGCAAGCAATTCCTTCGAGTTCTCGGTCATGGCTTCAATCTGTAGCTAAATACGTTGACATCGATGGTTACATTCTGTAGCTATAAACTGCAATGGCTACACAATGTAACCATTCAACACGGTTAACGGAGAGTCAACATGGAAGCTGAAGGTACGCTCGACCTGATCTGGGGCGTCAGCGATATCGCGAAGTTGATCGGCCGCACGGAGCGGCAGACCTACCACATGATCCAGAGCGGAAACTTGCCCGTCGTTAAGCAGGTCGGCGAACGATACGTCGCCAGCCGCAGCAAGCTCATCGCGTTCTTCGTGGAGGACGCAGCGTGACTATCCAGAAAGCAAAAGGCCCGGCGGATGTTGGCGCATCCCCGAGCCGTGGTTCCACCAATCCCCAGAAGGATAAGGAAATGAACAAGGCAAGTACTACCACGATCGACGACAAACTCAAAGCCCTGCCGTTTACCGCCATGCGCGACGGGAAACAGCTTCCCATGCCGATGGAGGGCCAGCTTCCACGGTGCTTCTGGCACGTCGCGCCTACAGGAAACTACGGCCACGACTGCAGAACTGGTAACCGCTACGCCTTGGAGTACCTTGCTTACGAAGAGGGTGCCGTCTGTGGCTCAGGCATCTTGAACTTGATTGTCAACGACATGCCGAGGCCACTCACCGGAATCGAGAATGGCTTCCTTTCGATGGTCTGCTTTGCCGCGGGAGCGGGAGCGCATCGAGCGCGACAGATAAAGGCATACTGGGACAAGTGCGCAGCCGAGGAAGTGGAGGCCGCGATATGAACCGGAGAACCATCCTCAAGGGCGGCTTTGCACTTGCCGCCACCTCGCACACCAATGTTGCCACGGCTGACATTGCGCCCGCGGTGGCGACGACGACCGAAAATCCCAAATTGATCGCCGCCTATGGTCGATTCCTCGCCGCACGCGCCGAGGTCGCCGACGCGGAGGCAGCGCTTGAATGGCTGGTCGATGAGTGGCGGCATCTGTGGCCACTTGCACCCGAGGAGATACTGGGAGCCGCAAACGCCAATGAGTACTCCGAGGCGGCGGAGCGCGACATTGCTGGCCGCATTATCGTCAGGGACACGTCCGATCTGACCAAGCGGTTGTCGCGAAAGTATCGAGAGGAGCACCCACTGTTATGTTTCAACATTGACGCCGCTGATAAACTCGGGGTCGCCATTGACCGCCTGGAAAAGCTCGATACGGGAGGCAGAACACCCATAGGGCGCGCAAGGCGAATTGCCGAACGGGAAAAGCTCATCCGAGAATACAGCCACAAGAAATTGCTTGCCGAGCAATACGAAGCCGAGACAGCGCGCCTGCGCGAAGCTTCCGGCGTAGAGCAAGCAAGGCAGAGGATCAAAGCAGCCAAGGCGGACCTTGAGCAGGTTTTCAACGATGTTTCGTATCAGCCAGCGTACACTATCAGCGGCCTCCGCTTGAAGGCCGAAGTCCTCGACGCCGACGAGTTGGCCGCTTACCTGCGCGATAAGCGCGGTACTCTGGGCCGCATGGCTCGCTTCATCTACGCCGCACTCGATGTGGCCGGGAGGGACGACGGTGCGTTGTCCGAGCAGTTCCCTTTCGCCGGCCACTGCTTCGAGCACGTGCTTTGAGGTGGCGCGCATGAAGATTGTCCAGTTTCCCAACACGAAACCAACGAGCGTTCCTGAGGCGGTTTGCCCGCATTTCGCCGGGTCGCCGATGAAGCGTCCTCCGCCCGCTCCTGCATGCACGCCGGTGCGCGAAGAGCAGGGCACGGCTGCACACGCACGCACCGAGCAAGAACTTCTGCTCTGGGATGCCTACGTCTCGGCGCTGACGCTCGCCAACCGAACGTTGAAGTTCGAGGACGGGCGTGCCGCGGCGAAGGCCTTCACGGCGTTCACGCAATTGTTCTGTTCGCCGGAGGCCTGACGTGGCGCGAATTCGATCAATTCACGATGGGTTCTTCACGGATGAGCGGCTGGTTTCAGTCAGTTCTTTCGCTCGGCTCCTCTTCCTGGGGCTGGGCGTGCAGGCTGACGATAAAGGCGTCTTCGAGTGGAAGCCTATCACCCTGAAAATGAGGATCTTCCCCGCCGACAACGTCGACGTGGTTGATCTCCTCGCGGAACTGGAAGGCATAGACGCCATCCAGAAGTACGAAATAGACGGGCGTCAGTACGGAGCAATTCGGAATTTCCGGAAGTTCCAGCGCCCCAAATCCCCCAATGATGTCCACCCCATCACAGACGAATTCCGAACTTACGTCGGCTTGCTGTCGCCGGCTTCGGAAATCGCCGTCGCTGACGATGTTAAATTTCCCCAAAACGGAGAAATCGCTCCGCAGATGGAGGATGGAGGAGGGAGAGGAGAGGAGAGTAGAGGAGTTATCATCGTTGATGATGATGCGGGGGCTAAGGCTGCCAAGCCTCCAAAGTCGTATGTTTTCGAGGCCACGAAGATCAAGCTGACGGCCACGGATCTCGAAAAATGGCGACAGGCGTTCCCGCTGTTGTCGCTAGAGGCTGAACTTTGGTCGCTCGACGAATGGGCGGGCAAACAGGGCAAGAACTGGTTCAGTGCCGTCAGCAGTGCGCTGGCCAAGAAGCAGCGTGAGGCGACGGAACGAGCGAACGCGGCCAAGGCCAATCGCGAAGTAGGAGGCGGGACGAGATCTCGCCGAGACGGCCGCATATGAGATCGGCCGACGAAATCCTCTCAGCCCATGGCATCCGGCTTCGTCGGATCGTCCCCGGCAATCAGAAAACCACCTGCCCCAAATGTTCACCGGGGCGGAAGAACAAGCGCGAGCCTTGCCTGTCGGTCCACATCGGGTCCGACGGCGTTCGTTTCAACTGCCATCACTGCGGCTTCCATGGGGGCGACTTCTTCGATGAACAAACTGGGGCAAAGCGCAGCTCAAGCGTTCAAAAACAGGCAAATAGACCCACAAATCGCCGCTCATTCCGGAGTATTTACGGGTAGGGCAGAAAAGGACGGAAACGGCGAAACGGTCGTCGTTCCGGACGCGGAAGGCAACATCGTCGTGTTTCCGTTTGTCGATGGCGGTAAGGTTGTCGGCGAGAAATACCGCGCTCCAGGCAAGAAGTTCTGGCAGCGCAAGGGCGGACGGAAAACGTTCTGGAATGCCGACTGCATGGACGATCCGGCGCTCGAAGAGGGCCGGAAAGCTCTTGTCATCGTCGAGGGTGAGATTGATGGGCTGACATCGCTTGATTGCGGTTTCGCGTGCACGGTGTCTGTCCCGGACGGAGCGCCACCGGTGCGAGATGGGGAGGATCCGGAGAAGGTCGAGGACGTTGATCCGGAGCAAGACGCCAATGGCAAGTTCGAGTTCGTTTGGAACAATCGGCATCGCCTGAAGAAGATCAAGCGCTTCGTGCTGGCTGTCGATAACGATGCTCCCGGGCGTCGTCTAGCGGCGGAATTGGTGCGCAGACTTGGCGCTGCGCGCTGCGCGTTTGTCACGTACCCGGAAGGCTGCAAGGATCTCAACGACGTCCGGATGACACTCGGGCCAGATGCCGTGGTACGTGTCATCGATGGTGCGAAGCCCTATCCAGTGAAGGGCGTCTATCAACTCTCCGACTATCCCGAAGTCGACGAGCCGAAAACCTACACCACCGGCTGGCCTGATCTCGATCAGAACCTTCGGCTCTGGCTGGGCGAGCTATTGGTGATCACCGGCATCCCGGGCCACGGAAAGTCCACCTGGACGATAAATCTTTGCGTCAATCTTGCCCGCTTCAATGGGTGGAAGGTTGGTGTCGCGTCATTCGAAATCCCGACAGTGCCGGCGCTACGCTTCAAGCTGCGCCTTGCCGTTTCGGGCGTCCCTGCGGCCGAATGGAACCGTGAAACCGTCGGATATGCTGACGGATTCATCCAGGATCATTTCGTCTTCATCGACGCTGACCCGACCGGGGAAGATGATGATGATATGACGCTGGAGTGGCTTCTCGAACGGGCAGCCGACGCGGTGTTGAGGCACGGTATCAAGGTTCTGGTGATTGACCCTTGGAACGAGGTTGAACATTTCCGCCCGAAGACGGAAAGCGAAACGCAGTATGTGAACCGTGCTCTTCGCCAGATCCGGCGTTTCGCGCTGCGCCACCAGGTCCTGGCGATTGTCGTCGCTCATCCCACCAAGGACGTTGGCAAGGGAGGGGAGGCAAGGACGCCGACCCTCTACGACATCGAAGGTTCAGCCGCTTGGTACAACAAGCCGGATCACGGCATCGTCATCGATGTTCCTGATCCTGAGATCCGCGAAACCGTCGTTCTGATCAAGAAGGCCCGCTTCTCCTGGTCGGGGAAGAAGGGCGAGGTCACCCTTGAGTATGTCCCAGAGATCGAAGGCTACCGATCCATGTGCGGCGTCGATCCGCTGTGGCCGGTCACAAGAGGAGCGAAGTGATTGAACAAGTCTGTGATCGTCGTCGTTCGCGAGAGCGAGACATACACCATCGCTCGAGACAGCGATTTCGGCGCCAAACTCTCTCGTGCCGTTACCGCCTTCGACGAGACGCGCATCGGCCAAACCGTCAGCGTTGGGGCCTTTGGCTCGACAGCCAAGGTTGTCGGCGGTGACTTCCCAGGGGCCACTCAGGTCTATGTCGTTCAGGAGAACGACGCCGAGCGGGTGACCTCCAATCGCGGTACGCAAGCCGCTCTTGATGCCATGGTCAACGTCCTACGCGGCCACGGTTACCAGTGCTTCCGTTCATCTCGACAGAAAGGCTCCTGCGCTTGAAGAAAGCATCGTCAGCAAAGAAGTTGCGCACCCCAGGCTTCGACGGAACGAAGGTGAGCAAGGTGTCCGTGCGCCTGTCGTCAAGCCGCACGACGAAGCAGAGCGTCCGGGCGCTGCCAGGTACATTCGAGTGGCGATACGGTCGGGGAGGGCCGGGAATGTACCTCTACCATGCTGGATCGCATTACGCGCGGCTCTGGGAGCAGGCGGGTACCGCCTCGGCGTCGTCTCCGGATCTTAACGGAGCCATAGGTGCCGGCTGGAAGGGCATCCCCGAAAAGCGCCTCGAAGCAATGGAGGAGCTGAAAGGGGCCGCGTCCGTCCTCGGCGCGCTCGTATCCGCGCGTTTGACCGCCTATTGCGCTCAAGGCCTAACAGCGAAGCAGATCGGCCTGAAATTCGAGATCAGCGAACGGGACGTCGCTCCGGTCCTGGAGCAGGATCTGGTCGCATGCGCCAAGTGCTTTGGGTACAAGTAACATTTCGGAACCGAAATGAATTGACTTTCGACGCGAAACCCCGGTAGAGTCTTTCCAACGTCAGAACTGTGACCGGCCGCCGCCAAACCACCCGCCCACAAGGCGGGTTTTCTGTTTGCGAGCGTGGATGGTCGCATCTTCGGTGAGCATTAGAAATTTAACTCGCCGTTCGCGCTCAACTAATGCGTCGTGGTCCGTCACTGCGACCAAGAGGCCTGTGCGTCGTCGTCACCGCGGGCAAGGAATTGCACCAGCGTCGAGATTAATGCCTCTGCACTGTAGCGATCCAGCAATACCTCGATGGTTTCGCCTGTCGAGGATGTGAGTTCGAACGTGCCCATAAGCGGGTCACTCGACAGGACACTGACCACGCTGCCCTGGAACTCGGCGTTCATTGTGATCCCAGTGTGTTTCATCGGTTCTCCTCCGATCTTATATGAGGAGATTATAATATATCTTTGATCGAACTAAAGAGGATTATCGGCCGACTGGGCAAGCGCGACCACCCAATGTCCGCTGTGCGGTAGGGTGGTTGCCCCTCACTTCGCCGCGAAGCCGATCGGATGTTCACGTTAGCGACAGAATCAACCAGATCAGCACGGCGGCTGTGATGAGCACAATCGCGATGGCTATAATCCGCAACGCTTGCGTCCGAACGAAATTGGCCGAGGTGCGCCTCCCCCCTGGTGGTGGCGGCACCCGTCGTGAGCGCCTGCTGCAACTGAGGGGAAGTGAGGCTCCGAGGGCCGTCGCCGTTCACGGGTTGGGAAAAAACAGAGGCCTCCTCTCGGGGTTGCCCAACGGGAGGCCTCTGTCGTCAATGACAGTGGTAGCCGCCCGTCTTGTGGTTGGTGTGGCAACCGTTCTCATCGGTGCCCCCACTGTGGGCCGAAACGTAGGTCGCGCTGCCGAAAAGGATGAGCGCAGCCGCTGCAAGCTTAATCAACTTCATGATGGTCCCCTCCATTGCCATGCAACTTAAACACGGCTCCATTGTGGAGTCGAGACTAAATTAGAAGTTACAGAGCCAGTCGGAGTCGGAGGGCAGGGGATGGCCGTTCGCCTGTGTTCCTCACCCATTTGGGTTAGAGCCGGCAGCGCGGGCTTGTGATTGTGTCGGCATGGAACCGCGGTTCACGCCCCAGCGCCGGGAGACCTCATTCCGGTTTAGGAACGCGCTTAACCTCTATCCAATCGGAATGCCCATCAATTTTCATCTTCCCTCGTGATCCAAACGCTTCGAGCTGAGCGCTGGGCCGATACGCGTACCGATATTGATAGTGGTAGCTCGTCTGCTGCCAGCACTTGCCATTCTGAATCTCAAATATCGCTCCGCGCTTGTATCCTCGCGATGCACCTTTCAACTGAACACTATCAGGCATGGGTTATTCCTTCTGAGTTCCGCCTCGCCACCTACTCGCGCCATGTGAGGTTACAAGTCATGCATGTTTCAGATTGTTCGGCTCACTCAGGTGCCGACTGCGATTGTGGTGGTCTAGATTTGGCATCGCATCCAGGCGATAGCCTTGTCGCCGCGTACATACCCGCGACGAGGTGCTTCGGATTTTTCATCAATCACATGGGCCGAGACTGCTTCGTCGAGCCGCATGAGCTTCCAACCCTGACGTTCGCCGCTGTTGCTGCCTCCGCGAACTTGCCAGACGCGCATGATGTCATTGCCGTCCTTAGTGGCGCCGACAGCGTGAACCTCAACGACGCGAGAGAAACCGTCATAGCGAAGCTCAAGGCAAAGACCTCGATTGAGGGCGTCACAAGCGGCTGCTGCGTACAATTGCGAATCTCCTCATTCAACCTGTGATTCGCACGGTATCACAACTGCACGTGTGCCGACTGCCAGGTAATCTCTCTGAAGAGAATGTTCCATGTCAGAACCGCCCCGAAACAACGGGAAGAAAACGGGAAGGGGAAACCCTCCCGCCGAGCATCAATTCAAGCCTGGAAATCCCGGTCGCCCGAAAGGTGCCCGCAACAAACTCGGTGAGATGTTCATCGAGGACGTACTCGCAGCCTGGGAGAGTAAAGGCGCCGCGGCGATCCATACCGTCATCGAGAAGCGGCCCCAAGACTTCCTGAAGGTTGTCGCCTCGCTGATGCCCAAGGATTTGAATGTCAACATCAACCAGATCGGCGAGATGACGGATGAGCAGCTCCTCGACCGGATCCGAAAGCTCGATGCAACAATCCAACCTTTCCTCTCTGCTCATGGAGAGGATGGAAATAGCGATGGAGATAGAACGCCGACAGCGCACTAGCCGCCTTCGGTTCTATCGCCCCTACAAGAAGCAGGTCGAGTTTCACAAAGCGGGCGCCGCCTATCGCGAGCGCCTGTTCATGGCAGGCAACCAGCTCGGCAAGACGCTGGCGGGCGCTGCCGAAGCGGCGATGCACCTCACAGGGGAATATCCGGACTGGTGGCAAGGATATCGGTTCTCAGGGCCGATCGTCATGCTCGCCGGTTCCGAATCGTACGAACTGACGCGCGACGGCGTGCAGCGGCTCATGATTGGGCCGCCGATGAACCCAGAGGACTGGGGAACCGGGTATGTTCCGAAGAAGGCCATTGTCGCGACCACCAAGCGCTCAGGCGTATCTGGTGCGCTCGATAGCGTCACGGTTCGGCATAAGTCGGGCGGCGTCTCGACACTGCTCTTCAAGGCATATGAGCAGGGCCGCTCGAAATGGCAGGCTAACACGGTCAACTACGTCTGGTTCGACGAAGAGCCGCCCCAGGCAGTCTATTTCGAGGGCATCACCCGCACAAACGCGACGGGCGGCCTGATCGCGCTCACGTTCACGCCGTTGCAGGGGATGAGTGAAGTGGTCCGACGCTACATCAAGCCTGGCGACGATCCCGGCGCCGTAGACCGCAACGTCACTCAGATGTCGATCGACGATGCCGAGCATTACACGCCGGAGGAGCGGGCGAAGATCATCGCCAGCTATCCGGCACACGAGCGCGAGGCACGCACGAAGGGCATCCCGGCGCTGGGCTCGGGCCGCATCTTCCCGGTGACAGAAGAGAGCATCAAGGTCGCGCCGTTCGAGATCCCGAAGCATTGGGTGCAGATCGGCGGCATAGACTTCGGATGGGACCACCCGACCGCAGGCGTGGCGCTTGCATGGGACCGCGATGCAGACGTGATGTATGTCACGAAGGTTTACCGGCAGCGCGAGGCAACGCCAGTCGTTCACGCTGCAGCGCTCAAGGCCTGGGGCAGTTGGCTTCCGTGGTCATGGCCACATGACGGCAACAACGACACGGCGGCAGGCCAGAACCTTGCGACGCAATACAAGGCGCAGGGCCTGAACCTGCTGCGGGAAAAGGCGACGTTCGAGGACGGCAGCAACAGCGTCGAGGCGGGTCTTATGGACATGCTCGACCGCATGATCACCGGGCGCTGGAAAGTGTTCTCGACGTGTCCGGAGTGGTTCGACGAGTTCCTTCTCTACCACCGCAAGGATGGGAAGGTCGTCAAAGAGATGGACGACGTGATTTCAGCGAGCCGCTACGCGCTGATGATGAAGCGCTTTGCCAAAGTGAAGCCGTCCAACACCGGCTGGACATTCACTGATCGGAAGGTTGTTTGATGCCTGCACTGACGGACGAACAGATCACCTCGCAGGTGACACAGCTGGTCAAGGACTGCGAAGACTTTCGCGACCAGTCGTCAGCCGATCGCGTCAAGGCGATGGAGTACTATGATGGCGTGATGGCCGACGTGCCGGCCGATGCTAACCGGTCGAAAGTCGTCTCGCGCGACGTGCGCGCAGCCATCAAGAAGGTGTTGCCTTCGCTCATACGGACCATTCTCGGGAATGACAAGGTCGTCGAATACGAGCCGGTGAACCAGGGCGATGAGGCAGGTGCCGAACAAGCAACCGACTACATCAACTACGTCGTCTTTCCGGAAAGCAACGGTTATGACGCGGTACAGGACGCCGCCCACGACGCGCTCAAGCTACGCAACGGCGTCATTCGGTGGTGGTACGACAAGAAGCGCATTGTCGAGGTCTCGCGACACACCGGCCTTGACGAAGCCGCGCTTATTCAGCTTGTCGCCGCCGACGAGATCGACGTGCTCGAAAAGGATGAGTATGTGGAGGCCGTCGAGGCGCCCGAGGGCGTGGTCCCGACGAAATTCTACAACGTCAAGATCCGGAAGACCTCAGTCCGAGGCTGCACCAGGCTCGCCGCGGTGCCGCTCGAAGAATTCCTCATCCATCCCGACGCGATGTCGATTGAGGATAGCCTTTGCACTGGCATCAAGATGAAGATGCGTCGGTCCGACCTCGTCGCGATGGGATACGACCGTGCGGTGATCGACGAATTGCCGGCCTCAACCCGCGACAACGACAAAGACACCGAGGAATCGGCTCGGCGCCGCGACGTTGCCAACTCTGAAGATCAGGCAGACAAGGCCGCCCAGGAGGTCGATTACTACGAACTCTACGTTCGGATCGACGCCGACGACGACGGAATCGCCGAGTTGCGTCGCATGGTCTTTGCGGGCGGTACCGCTGAGAAAAACCTCCTCGAAAATGAGGAGTGGGATGAAACGCCGTTCGCTGATCTGATCACGGAACGCCGGCCGCATCAGCGTGAAGGCAATTCGATCACAGACGACATGGCGGAAATCCAGCGCATCAAGACGGTGTTGCTGCGCCAGACGCTCGATAACCTGTACTGGCAGAACAATCTTCAGCCTATCGTGCAGGAAGGCACCATCGAGAACCCGGAAGCGGTGCTGAACCCCAAATTCGGGCAACCGATCCGGGTTGGGCAGGGGACGGACGTCCGCGCTGCCGTCGGTTACACCTCGGTTCCGCTCGTCGCTGACAAGTCATTTGCCATGCTTGGCTACCTCGACCAGGAGGCGACCGACCGCACCGGGATTTCCGACGCTTCGAGCGGCATGGCGCCGGATGCGCTGCAGAACATGACGGCGAAGGCCTCAGCGATGATAGAAGCTGCCGGTATCGGGCAGACAGAGTTGATGGTTCGCACCTTCGCGCAAGGCCTGAAGCGCGTCTTCCAAGGCCTCCTGAAGCTGACCATCAAGCATCAGGATCAGCCGCGGACGGTGCGCCTGCGCGGTCAGTGGGCGACCTTCGATCCCCGGCATTGGAATGCTGCTATGGACGCGACCGTCAACACCGGTCTCGGCGCCGGCACGCGGGAGCGCGACATGATGATGGTGCAGATGGTCCAGCAGTTGCAGGAGAAGCTCCTCGCGTCGTTAGGCCCGGTCAACAACCCCTATGTGTCGCCTGACAACCTCTATAACTCGATCGCGAAAACGGTCGAGGCAGCCGGCCTGAAGTCTCCTGACCTGTATTTCACGAAGCCGGACCCCGAGCAGCTTCAGAAGCGGTTGGCGGCCGATGCAGCCAAGCCAGATCCGGAAATGCAAAAGGTCCAGGCGCAGGCGCAGGCCGACGTTCAGAAGGCGCAGCTTCAGGCAGAGACCGACCGGATGAAGCTTGAGGCACAGACCCGCGTCGACATGGCGAAAATCGAAGCTGAAACCGAGATCAAGCGCTACCAGATCGATCAGGAAATCGAATTGAAGCGGCAGCAGGCGTTGGCGCAAGCTTTCGTTGGACAACGCGTCCCGCAAGCACAGATCGGAGGCCAACCAGGATGAAGCAGGAAGAAAAGCAAGCCGCAGCGCGCGACATGCTCGCCAATCCGCTCTTCCATCTCCTGATGGGCGATCTGGAAGCCGCAGCTATCAACGGGTGCATCAATGCCCCGGTCATCGATCACGAGACCCGCGCCGCCTTTGCGGCCGAAGCGCGGGCCATCCGAAATTTCCGTAGCAAGCTCAAGTTCCTCGCTGCCGAGGAACAAGCCAAGGCTGACGGGAAGGGCGCCCCGGCATAGGGCCCGGGCAAAACCTCAAAAGGCACAACATCATGAGCGAGAGCGTCAACCCGGCCGCGGCTGGGAACGAAACCGTGCAACCCTCGACCACACTCGACAACCCCGACAATCTGAACTTCTGGGAGCCAGGCTACGACGACGAGCCGGCCAACTCGGAACAAGGCGAGGAAGGGATCGAAGGCGAGACGGATGAGACCATCGAGGATGGTCAAGAGGCCGGCGAGACCGCAGACAACGCCGAAGGCGACGAGCCAGTCGATGCCGAGAATGGCGAGGCGGCCAACGAAGCCGACAGCCAGCTTGTCACTCTGAAGGGTGGCGAGCAGGTACCGTTGTCCGAGCTGAAGCTCGGGTACATGCGGGAGCGCGACTACCGTTACAAAACTCAGGAGACTGCCAACAAAGGGCGCGCTCTTGAGACCATGACAACCCGCGTGGCCAACACGGTCAAGGGTATCGCTTCCTATCTGGCGGAACGTTTGCCGCCTGAGCCGCCACGTCAGTTGGCGTATCAGAACCCCGCCGAATACACCCGCCAGAAGGCGCTGTATGACGACGGTTTGGCAAACATCAACCAGATCATCGAACTGGCGAACGACTCCACGGCAGTAGCCGGCGAGCTTCAATCGTCGTCGACCCAGGAGACGCTTCAAGCCGAGAGCGAGAAGCTGGCCCAGGTGTTCCCGCAGACGACGAAAGAGGACGGCCGCAAGGCTTTCTTCGATCAGGCGTTTTCGGCAGCACTTGAGCTTGGCTTTTCCGACCAGGAACTGAAGGGCGTTACTGATCACCGGCTGTTCGGGCTGGCCTACTATGCCCGGATCGGGATGCAGGCAGAGCAGGCGAAGGGGAAGGCGCTGACGAAGGTCAACAACGCTCCCCCGGCGACACCGAAGGCCCGCCCGAGCGGTGCACCCGGCCAGCAGCAGGTTCGGAAGAACAAGGAAGCGATGCAGCGGTTGTCGAAAACCGGGTCGATCAAAGACGCAATGGCGATCGACTTCGACTAACCCCTCTATCGAAGGAATACGACCATGGCCGCATTGGCTAATACCTTCATGACGACTGCCGCAAAGGGCAATCGTGAGCAGCTTTCCGACGTGGTGTCGCGCATCACGCCGGAAGACACCCCGATCTATTCCATGATCGAACATCCGAGCGTCAAAGGTACGCACCCCGAATGGGAAACCATCGCTCTTTCTCCTCCTGGCACGAACGTGCAGACGGAAGGCGATGAATATTCCTTCGGCGCCTCGACCCCGGCAGCGCGTGTCGGCAACTACACCCAGATCATGCGCAAAACCGGCATCATCTCGGGTTCGCAGGAAGAGGCCGACAACGCCGGTCAGGCGGAAAAGCGCAAGTATCAGAAGCTCATGCGTGGTGTCGAACTGCGCAAGGACGTCGAATACGCGATTGTCTCCAACGTCGCTTCTGTGGGCGGTGCCGCCCGCGTGTCCGGTGGTCTGCCGTCCTGGCTGACGACCAACGTCTCCCGCGGTGCTACCGGCGCCAACGGCGGTTTCAGCACCGGCTCCGGCCTGACTGTCGCCGCGACCGACGGGACGCAGCGCGCGTTCACCAAGGCGCTGCTCGATGGCACGATGCAGGCGGCGTACAATGCCGGCGGCAACGTCCGGTACGGTGTCGTCTCGCCCTACGTAAAGAGCGTGTTCGTCACCTTCATGTCGGACACCAACGTCGCATCGTTCCGCTATTCGGCCGACGGCAAGGGCAAGAACACTATCGTTGCCACGGCGGACATCTACGAAGGCCCGTTCGGCAAGGTCTCGATCGTGCCGAACCGTGTCCAGGCGACCGATGCCGGCGTTGCGCGCAATGCTTTCCTTCTCGACCCTGACCACCTGGCATGGAACTGGTTCCGTTCCATCAAGGAAGACAAGGCCGTTGCGAAGACCGGTGACGCCGAGAAGTTCGTGCTGATCGGCGAGGGGTGCCTCAAGGTCACCAACGAAGCCGCGCACGGCGTCATCGCTGACGTCTTCGGCCTCACCGCCGCAAGCTGATCGGCGCATCTACAAATGAGCAGAAGAGGCGGCTTTCGGGCCGCCTTTTTCATTTTCCACCAGGAGAAACGACCATGGCTGACAACAAGCCGCAGGACAATCAGACCGACAAGCCGAAGGAAAACCTGATCGAAGTCGAGATCAAACGCGACTTCTGGGATGAGGAGGGCGAGCGCCAACGCGCCGGCTCGATCATCAAAGTTCCGGTCGAGGTGGCACTCGAAGGCATCGAGAGCGGCGCTCTGGCTCGCGTCAAGAAGGACTAAGCCAGTGGCGATCAAGGACGGTGATTTCGAGCTGGTCTCATACGACCCGAAAACGGGCCGGTCTGTCTGGCGGATGTACGATGGCGCACGCTACGTCTACCGCACCGACTATCCGGTGACGAACCTCGTGAGCGAGAACGCTGCCGTCCGCAACAGTGCAGAGCGGGTCTGGCGAGGCGACTGGCATCGCGTTGCGTCGGTCCCGCTCAACATCTTTCACGAACAGCTTGCCCCCGCCATCCAGCAGAGCGACGAGGGCTATATCTCGCGCTGGCTGAATGATGGCGACAACCGCGCATTCAGGACGAAGGACGGCCGGGTATGAGCGTCGAATACGACCGCGTCAAATCGAAGGTGAAGGCCATCGAGGCGAGCCGGCCCAGCGCCGAGCAAGACCCTGAGGCTCACCGGGAAGCGAACAAGCAGATTTCTCGTCTAATTGATCGCTCCCGCATGTTTGCCGACGCCGAGCGCGACCGGAAGGTTCCCCTATGAGCACCATTCCTGACTACGTGTCGCTGCTTGTCGATGCCGGCGAGTACAGCGGGCGCAACGATATCGCGCATCTGTTCCCGCGGTTCATCGGTCTCGCCGAGCTGAAGCTTAACCGCTTCCTGCGCGTGGCCGACATGGAGGCGGTGGCTACCGTCGCCGTCACCAACGGCGCTGGGCCGATGCCGGCCGATTTTCTCGAGGCGCGGGAAGTGAAGAACGTCAACGGCCTGCCTATCCGCGCCGTCTCCCTGCAGCAGCTCACCGAGAGCTATGCCGGCCGCTCGGGCGTTCCGGCTGGTTACGCCATCGTCGGTAGCACGATCAACGTGCGGCCCCTGGGCGATGGCGATCTGACCATCACCTATTACGGCAAGATCCCCCCACTCACACCCGCGAACCCGACTAACTGGCTGCTTGAAAAAGCGCCCGACACGTACCTGTACGCGCTCGTCGAGGAAATCGGGATCTGGGAACGCGACGCCGGAAAGGTGGGCGCAGCCTTGGAATTGAAAATGCAGGCTCTCTCCGGTCTCAAGATCGGCGATGAGCGCCGCCGCTGGGGCAATGCCCAAGTCGTCGTTGGAGGCCCGACCCCATGACCTTGCTTTCCGCCATCAACGAGGTCTGCGACGTCGTTTCGCTCGACCAGTTCGAAAGCGTCTACGGTTCGAACGATCCGAACGCCCAGACGATGGTTGCGCTCGCCCAGGAAGCCGGTGACGAGATTGCACGCCGCGCCGACTGGCAACGGATGCTGGCCACGCACACGGCGGCGGGCTCTCCGGAGAACCTGCCGGAAGACCATCAGCGCATGACGCCTGGCGGCGCCGTCCGGACCGCGACAGGTGATTTCTTCCGGCCGATCACCAACAGTTCGCAATGGGCCGTCATCGTCGGCATTCCGTCAGTGCAGCCGTATTTCTTCGTTCGCGGTCAGCAAGTCCTTTTTTCGCCGGCCGCGTCTGCCGTCGGCGCCGTGATCGACTACCTGTCGAAATTCTGGGTGCTGCATGATCCGGAAGGGCCTCAGGCCACATTGTCCGCCGATGACGACACGCCGCTCTTTCCGGAGCGCTTGCTCGTGAAGGGCATCATCTGGCGCTGGAAGCGACAGAAGGGCCTTCCCTATGAGGACAACCTCGCCGAGTTCGAGGCTGACCTCGTGCAGGAAATCAACGCCGATCGAGGTGTCGCATGAAGATGGCAGTTCGTCCCGCGCGTATCGGGCAGAGCAATCGTGGCTCTGTGTCGATCGGCAAGCAGCAGGTATCCGCGCCGATCACCTATCCCGCTCCCAAGCTGGGCCTGGTCACTACCGCCGACGTGGCAAGCCAGCAACCCGGCTCCGCGCTCGTCATGCGCAATTTCTTGCCGACGCTCACCGGCTGCAAGATCCGTGGCGGTTCGGTAAAGAAGGGGCTGGCGGCCGATCTCGGCGATATCAAGAGCGCTTTCAAGTACAAGTACGGCACGACCGAAAAGCTGTTCGTTGCTACGAATAGCGCCATCTACGACATGTCATCGCCGGCAGTTCCACCGGCCACGACGCCGGCCGCCGTCAGCGGCTTCGCGGGCGGTGACTGGTGCACCTTTCAGCATACCAACGCCGGGACGTCGAACCTCATTTGCCTCAACGGCGTGAACCCTCGACAGGTCTACAACGGAAGCACCTGGTCGACCTCTCCGGCGATCACGTTTTCAGACGGCACGACGATGGCCCAGCTCAACTATGGCTGGCTCTTCAAGAATCGTCAGTTCTTCCTCAAGAACGCAACGCTCGACGCCTACTATCTGCCTGTCAACGCGATCGGCGGTGCCGCAGTCGTGTTCCCGCTTGGCGGCGTCATGAAAAAGGGCGGCTCTCTGCTGATGGGCTTCTCTTGGTCGCTCGAAAGCGGCGACGGCTTGTCGGATATGTGCGCCTTCATATCGACCGAGGGCGAGGTTGCGGTTTATGCCGGCGAAGATCCAGCCAGCGCGTCGACCTTTGGCCTCAGAGGCGTGTACCAGATCGGCAAGCCGCTCGGAAAGAATGCGTGGATCCGGGCAGGCGGTGACTGACGGCCTCACGCCGATTTCCCAGGTATTCCAGCGCGATCGGCAGGCCCTGAGCCTCGTTTCGGTCTCGCGTCCGATCGAGGACGAATGGAAGAAGGCAGCGAACGCAACGGGCGGCGGCTGGACCCTCACGCAATGGCCGGAGCAGAACCTTGTCTTCGTCAGCTTCCCGGAAAACACCGTCGTCAGTGATACGACCTTCGTTCTCAACGTCCTGACGGGGCGCTGGTCGACCATCAGCAACTGGAAGGCGCTGTGCTATGCCACGCTTCAGGGCGGGCTCTTCTTCGGCGCTCTCGACGGCTATTTCTGGCAAGGCGATATCACCGGGACCGATGACGGGCTCACCTTCAGCGCCACCTATCTTTCGCAGTTCTCGCCGGCCGGTCAGTTCGGGCAGCGTGCGGCGGCCTCGATGGCGCACATGTATTTCCGTGGGAAGTCCAAGCCGAAGGTGAAGCTGTTCGCGCGCGCCGATCTGGACAGGTCCACCCCGTCATTCTCGGACGTCACCGAAGGGAACATCAACTCATCGGAATGGGACGTCGGTCTCTGGGACGTGGCGGTATGGGACGGCGTGTCGGAACTCATCAGATACGATTCCCGCCAGAACGTCCGCGGCACTGGCGACATGCTTGCCGTTGGGTGTGTCATCACCTCAGGCGGTGCCGTGAAGCTCGACCTCGAAATCGACCTCGCCACTTTGCAGGTGGCTGCAGGGGAGGCCAGCGCATGACGTTCCTTCTCTGGGGCGGCGAAAGCGCGCCGGAGATCAACCGGGCGATTGGGTCGTTTGTGGCCGCCAATATTCCGGGCTGCGAACGCGGATGGGAGAATTTCACGTCGCTGGGGCTCATCGACGCCGATCGGCTCGCTGCCGGTGTCGTCTTCCACAACTACAATCCAGAGGCTGGCGTCATTGAACTGTCGGCCGCCTCAATCAGCCGGCGCTGGCTGACCCGGCCGATGCTGAAGGGCATGTTCGGCTATCCCTTCGACCAGCTCAGCTGCCAGATGGTCGTTTTGCGCGTCTCTGAGCGCAACGCCGTCATGATCGAAATCGCCGAGCGCTTCGGCTTCACGGCTCACCGGATTCCCCGGCTGCGTGGCCGGGATGAGGCGGAAATCCTGTTCACTTTAACTGATGACGAATGGCGGGCGCATCCCGTCAATCGGAGGTAACACATGGGCAAGCCCAAAGCACCGAAGGCGCCAGATCCGAAAGAGACCGCGGCCGCGCAGACCGGCACGAACATCGGAACGGCGATTGCGAACCAGACGCTCGGCAACGTCAACCAGGTGACGCCCGATGGCGCGCTGACCTATTCCCAGACCGGCACGAAGCAGTGGACCGATCCCACGAGTGGCAAGATCTATGATCTTCCGACCTATACGGCGACACAAACGCTGTCTGCTGGTCAGCAAGCCATCAAAAACCAAAGCGACAAGGCGGAACTGAATCTTGCGACCTTGGCCGCAGGTCAGTCGGCGAAGCTGAACGATCTGCTCGGGCGTCCCGTCGATACGTCTGGGGCTCCGGCTGCTGGCGACCCGACGAAAATCGGGCTGCCGCAGTATACTGGTTATGGTGCCGGCCCGACGCTGCAGACGTCCGTGCCGAAAACCGGGAACGTCATGTCCTCGATCGCGAGCGGCGGCACCATCCAGGATAAGCTGGGCAACACCGGCACGGTGCAAACTGGCCTGGCGAACGCCGGGAACATCAAGAACAGCATCGCCAACGCTGGAAACATTCAGACGGGCGTTGCCGATGCCGGCGCCATCAAGACGTCGATCGGAGACACAGGCAACGTCACCAACTCGTATGACTACAGCGCGGACACCTCGCGCTACGAAAACGCGCTGATGGAGCGCATGAACCCGCAGCTTGCGCAGAGCCGGTCCGCGCTCGAAACGCAGTTGGCAAACCAGGGCCTTCAGCCGGGATCGGAAGCCTACAACCGCGCGATCGACTCAGCGACGAGGCAGGAGAACGACGCGCGCCTCGGCGCCATCCTCAACGCCGGTCAGGAGCAATCGCGCCTTGCGGGCCTCGCACGCGATCAGGCGACATTCCAGAATTCTGCCCAACAGCAGAACTTCAACCAGGCGCTCGCCGCCGCCGGCTTCACCAACCAGGCGCAGGCCCAGCAGTACGGCCAGAACGCCAACAACATGCAGTTGGCGAATGCTGCTCAGGCGCAGCAGTATCAGCAGAATGCGAACGATGCGGGCTTCTCCAATCAGGCGCAGCAGCAGGGGTTCAATCAGAACCTCGCTTCCGGCCAGTTCGCGAACGCTGCCCAGGCTCAACAGCAGCAGAATGCCCTGCAGGCCGCCCAGCTCGCCAACTCGGCGCAACAGCAGAAGTTCGGGCAGAACGCGGCGCAGTTGGAGGCGAACAACGCGGCGCAGGATCAGAATTTCCAGCAGGCGTTGGCAGCGGCTGGTTTCGGCAACGAAGCGAAACAGCAGATGTACCAGAACCAGAACACGACGACCGCGGCGAACAATGCCCTGAAGGATCAGACGTTCAACGCTCAACAGGCGCAACAGACGGCGCAGAACAACGCTCGATCGCAGTACCTGAACGAGCTTTACGCCGCACGAAATCAGCCGATCAATGAGATTTCGAGCCTGCTTTCTGGTGCCCAGGTCAACAACCCGAACTTCGTGCCGACGCAAGGGGTAAGTATCCCGAACGTCGATTATGCCGGCCTGGTGCAGCAGGACTATGCAAACCGCGTCAACGCCTACAACGCGAAACAGGCCGGTATCGGCTCGATCCTTGGCGGTGTCGCGGGCCTTGCCTCGTTGTCGGACGAACGCGCGAAGAAGGACATCAAGCAAGTCGGCGGTCTCTATGAGTACCGCTACAAGGGCGAGGGCAAAGACGCTCCGAAGCGCATCGGTGTCATGGCCCAAGAGGTCGAGAAGGTACGCCCGGACGTCGTCATTAGGGGCGACGACGGCCTTCGCCGGGTCGACTACGGCCTTCTGTTCTCCGCTGCTGGAAAGAGGAAGGTCGCATGAACAACCCGTTCTCGTTCTATGCCGGCTTGGCTCGGACTGACAGCACCCAGAACCGCCAAAGGCTCGCCGAGGAGCTTCAAGCCAAGATCATGGGGCAGCCAATGCCCAAGAACACCACCGAGGGGGTTGGCGCGCTCATGACCGGAATTGCAGCCGGTGCCGCCAAGCGGAACGCCGCGTTCCCTGTCGCCCCAGGCGGCGCAAAACCGACGCCATTCGCTGGCCTCGCCAATTTCTTCACCATGGGCCGAAATGGAGGGCTCTATTGATGGTCGGATTTCTGTTCGGTGGCGACACCGGCGAGACTGCGCAATCGCTCGCTCGCAAGCGCGATATTCAGGACATGCTGGCGCGCCAGATCATGGGATCGCAGCCGAAGACGGCCGCCGAGGGCATCGGCGCGCTGTTGAGCGGCATTGGCGTGGGCATTAGCCGGTATCGCACCGATAAGGCGCAGAAGGCCGGCACTGACGCCGCCTCGACGCTCTACAACTCGATCCTCGGCACGCCCGCACGATCGACGACGAGCGCACCCAGCGTTGCACCCGGCGCCATGGGTGGCAACATGCCGAAGGTCGACAGCAAGGGGAACATGCCCGTTGCGACCGTCGGCAATGACGAGATCCGGAGCGGCATCATCTCTTCGGCCAATGCGCTCGGTATCGATCCTGTCGATCTGGCGACGGCTATCTCTTACGAGACCGCCGGCACCTTCGATCCGACGAAGCGCGGCCCGACCACCCAGCACGGCCAGCACCGCGGCCTTATTCAGTTCGGCGAGACGCAGGCTGTTGAGAATGGGGTCGACTGGAACAACCCCGTCGGCTCGCAGCTTGGCGAGAACGGTGCCGTTGTCAGCTATCTGCGCAAGGCCGGCGTGAAACCCGGAATGGGCATGATGGACATCTATTCGGCCATCAATGCCGGCAGCGTCGGCCGCTACGGCGCTTCGGACGCCAACAACGGCGGTGCGCCCGGTACAGTGGCCGACAAGGTCAACACCCAGATGGCAGGGCATCGCGAAAAGGCGCTTGCCTTGCTCGGACAGAGCGGCGCCACCGTCGGCGAGCCGATGGCATACTATGACGACAGCGGCATGTCTGTCGAAAGCCGTCAGCCGGTGTTCTCTCCAGATGCCCAGACGCGGCCGGCCGGCAACGCTCGATCGACGGTTGATGCGAATGCGCCGCGGAACGCTGCCGAGGCGGTGACGGCTATGGCCGGCGGCAATATGCCGACGTCGAGCCCGTTCGCGTCTCCCTTCATCGATCCTCGCTTGCAGTCGGCCGCAGCAGCGAGTCAGGCCGGGGCGTCGCTTTCCGACGAGGTGGCCGCATTCGAGCAGACGCCCGAATATGCCGCGCGCTTTCCGGGCCGCAACGTCGGGCAGTCTTTCCCTGGGAAGGAAGCCGACGACATGGCCGTTGCAGCTCTAGCGCAGCCGGTAAACGTTGGTGCGAACCCGGTCCCGCCGAATTCGCAGATAATCGCTAACAATCAGATCCCGGCACAGTTCGGAGGCTCGCAGCAGCTCGCCAGAGCCCACGGCGGCATCATGGAGGCGCTGAATACCGGAGCCCCCGCGACGCCGCAACAGATTGCCCAGGCTCAGGCGACCGATCAGCAGCCGACCCAAGTCGCACAGTCCGGCGGCATCGATCCGCGTCTGTACGAGCTGCTGACGAACGATTTCGCGACCCCGGAAATGAAGGCCGTCGCCCAGATGATGCTTGAGCAGCAAATGCAGGCAAACGATCCGAAGCGGCAGCTCGAAATGCGGAAGCTTCAGCGCGAACTGGACGCGCCGCGCAAGCGCGAAACCTCTGTCGTCAACGGGCGGCTGGTCGACAACCAGACGGGACAGGTTATCGCCGAATATCCGGACGCTCAGAAGCCGACGGCGGACCGGCAGAACTACGAGTACTATCGTGATTTCGAGACCCGCAACGGGCGCACTCCTCTGGGCCCACTCGAATGGGAACAGGCGCAGCGCAAGGCCGGTGCCGGGACCACGAACGTCACGGTCGGCGAAAGCGACAAGTTCTATGAGAACCTGGACAAGAAGAATGCCGAAACCTTCGCGGCGCTCTCCGAGACCGGTATGCAGGCAAGGGCCCGCATAGGGCAGATCAACCGCCTCGAAGGTCTGTTCAACAACATGCCGCAGGGCATTGAGGGCGGTTTCAAGAAGCTTGCGGGCGACTGGGGTGTCGCGATCGGCGAAGGCACGAGCGACATTCAGGCGGCATCTGCGCTGCTTGAAAAGATGGTCCCCGAACAGCGCGCCCCGGGGTCCGGGCCGATGTCCGATGCCGATATCCGGATGTTCCGGGCATCGCTTCCCCGCGTCATCAACCAGCCAGGCGGCAACGAGCTGATTTTCCAGACCATGCGCGGTATCGCCGAGTATGAGCAGCAAATGGGCGTCATCGCGGACGCGGTCGCTGATCGTGAAATCACGCCCGCCGAAGGTCGCAAGCGTATCCGCGAACTACAGAACCCGCTCGAAAACTACAAAATCCCGGACGGACCAACCCCGAATGAGGGGACCAAGAAAACCCGGACCGGCGTTAACTGGGGCTACGAAGAATAATGGGTACGCTCACCGTAAATGGCGTCAAGGTTAAGGTTGACGACAGCTTCAAGACGCTGTCGCCTGAGGATCAGGAGGCCACAGTCAACGAGATTGCTGCGCAAATCGCCGCCGGCGGCAAGGGGAATGCTCCCGCGCGCTCAGGTGGCGTTGACGGGGCGGTGCGGACGGTCGCGCGGGGTACGCTCGGCATCGGCTCCTACCTCGACGAGCTCGACGCTGCCACGAACGCGACCTTTGCGCCTCTGGTCGATCAGTTCTTGCCGGATAGCTACGAAAAGCTACCTGGCAAGACATGGGGCGAGCGCTACGACCAGGCGCTCGACATCCAACGCCGAAAGGACAGTGAGTACGACGCGGATTACCCGAAGCTGTCGACCGGGTTGCAGATCGCGGGCGGCGTCGGTTCGGCTGGGGCGCTCCTCAGGGCGGCTCCGATTATCGGCAACTATGCGCTCGGCAATACCGGTGCGTCTGTGGGCGCGCGCGTTGCTTCCTCGGCCATCGCTGGTACGGGAACAGGGTTGGTCCAAGGCTTTGGAGCGGGTGAAGGGGGCGGCGAACAGCGCCTGCGGCAAGCCGGTGTTGAAGGGGCGACCGGTCTAGTTCTCGGGCCTGCCATGCTGCCCGTTGCAGCCGGTGGCAACAAACTAGCGTCCAAGGTTGCGAAAATGATCCTCGGGGAAAGCAATGATGCGCTATCCTCAGTCACCGACCAGGCGCGGCGCTATATCGTCGACGAGTTGTCCGACCCGGCCAAGGTCGCCCGGTACCGCGATTCCCTCGAAGAGCTTGGCTCTGATGCGATGCTGGCCGATGTCGCGCCGGAATGGCTCGGGGTCGCCCGCGGCGCGGCGGCTCGTCCCGGAACTCGCAGCCTGATCGTCGATCCCCTCAACGAGCGCAGCGGCCTTGCGAACACGCGCTTGCGTGCCGACGTTGCCGATAATCTCGGTCCTGACCCGGTACCGTCGCGCGTAGATCGAGCGCTAGCCGGTGACCAGGATCAGGTCAGGCAAGGCTATCGGCCAGTGATGGCGGAAAGGTCGAGTTACGATTTCACGCCGATCACCGACGCACTCGATGACGAAATCCAGCGCCTGCGCGGGCCGGCGCAGCGCGAGTTGCGGAACGTTCGGCAGATGCTCAACGTCAATGGGCAGGATCTCGTCACGACTGATCCTGCCATCGCGTTTGAAACCCGCCAGGCGATCGACGGCATTCTCAAAACCGAGCAGAACCCTAAGGTCATCTCTGCTCTGACTGAGGCTCGACAGATGATCGACGACGGCCTGCGCGCGTCGGTGCCGCGTATCAAGGAAGTCGATGCGCCGTTTGCGGAACTCGCACGCCAACGCGAGGCACTGGGCGAGGGGCGCTCGATCCTGAACAATGGCGCCACCGCCATGCGTCCGTCGGAACTCGACGACCTGCTTCGACAAGGCGCTTTGCCTCAGGGCGAGATGGTCGGGCCGTCGGGCGTTCCGCTTCGTATGCAGCAAAGCTCGTTGGGTGAGATTTACCGGGCGATCGGCACGGAAGCCAACGACCTGAACGCGCTGCGCAAGACGGTCAGGGGCGAGGGCGATTGGAACCGCGAAAAGCTCGGCATGCTGTTCGGTCAGGACAGGGCAGACAACGTGCTGAACTCGATCGACCGTGAGAATGTCTTTGCCGACACGGCAAACCGCGTCACCCGCGGTTCTGACACGGCGATGGGTTCACGCTTCAATCAGTTTCTCGATGAGGTGTCGAAGGGCCAGGAAATCCCAGCGGGTGCCACCCTGACGGGGACGGCCGGCAAGCTGTTCAAGTCGATCATGAAGCAGATCGTTCAAGGAAACGCTGATGCGAACGTCGGCAAGTTGGCTGAGGATATCGGCCGCCTCAGTGTCGCCACCGGCTCGACCCGAGACCAGATAGTCGAGGCGATCCTTCGGCGCGGTCAGCAGAATGTGATTGACCAGCAACGAGCGTCGACGGTTCGAGCTTTGACGAGAGCGGGAGGTTTGGCCGGTTATTCGTCTCTGCCAGGCGTGCGGAACTGACGGATGGCGTCTCGGCGGCCGAGGAGAAAGCCAGCCCCGGCGCCCAGCCCGACGCCGCAAATCAGCATAAGCAATTCGGTGGGCAACTGCCGCATTGTCCAGTTCACGCCGAAAGTCAGAGGAACAGCCACAGCCAGGACGATCACAGCCGTAAGCACGCCGATGATTTTCAGGGCGGCGTGAGACGGTTCGTTCGGGTTGTGGTCGATCTGCATGGCCTTAAAATACACGAGAACCGGAGGAAATGAAGATGGGCTCAGGTCGCCTTATCGCGATCGACTAGCGTTCTGTCTGTCGGCAAACGCCTGAATGGCAGCGCGCATCTCATCGCTTACCGTCCATTTGGAAGACACATCGCGTCTATGGCTTTCAAAACTCCGCCAAAGGCTGGCAAAGGTAGGTTGTCAGGGTTGTTGCGCATATAGCGAGTCACCAGTTCATACAGGGTGTTGGAGTTTATACCAGCGTCCAAAACACACTGCCTGATGCGGTAGAAATTGGGGTCATCTCGGTCGAGAACGCCCGTCTTGAACTCGACGACTCCGAAAACATAGCCGATCCCAAACTGCCTATCAGTTTGGAGCAGTTCGGCTCCGGTCATTGCGAATGCTGAGACCGCCGGTGCGCACAAATATGCAATGACGACAATTGTAAACCTCATGCTGATCTCCACAGCGCGGCCTCTGCCACAACATTCACACTCGAAGCAAAATAGGAAGAAAACGATGCTCAGTGCAAAGGCCTACAACCAGTCCGTCGACAGTTTGGTCAGCGGTGCGTTGCTGGCGGACGGTTCGAGGATTGTCAACGGCCTCCGGAAGCTCACTCTTTCGGAGCGAGTTCGCGCGGCCATCGCTCTTTTACGCGGTCAATGGCCTGCTGCGGAAAGACGTCCATCAGCGTCACCATCAGATACTGAAGTGCCTCGTCCGATACTGGTAGATCGAGTGTGGTCCTGTTCGACAGATGAAGGTGAAGAATACTGGTGTCTTCGCCTGTCACGGCCTTCAGCAGCGTCCGATGCCCAAATGAGAAGCTCTGGAATTCCGCCACGCGGTAGCGAGTATCGGCTTCTAGCGGCGGCAAAAATCGCTGTGACATTGTCTTTTGATCCCCTTGGTTGAGTGGGGGATCATTGAATCAATCTTCCGATGAGTCGAGTGGGATATATCCACCACCAATCAGCCAGTCGCGAAGGATGCGCTTTATAGCCTCTTCGCGGCTAACGCCCTTCTCAGCCATCACCATCTGAACACCACGCTCAATTTCATCGTCCAGGTCCATCGACACTTTGCCCCTTTGGTTAGCCCGAGGGGATGAAACCGAAATCGCGCAGAACTTGCAAGGCTCCCTCTTCGGGGGCCTTTTTCTATGGAGAATGCCAATGCCCAGAACAGGTGGCGTTTACAGCCCTCCGGCCGGCACCAAAGGCACGCCGAACACGACCATTCAGAGCGTTCCCTACAACACGTGGGTCGACGATCTGACGGCGGATGCGAACGCCGCTCGACCGATTACGGCTGGCGGTACCGGTGCGACGTCGGCGAGCGCGGCCCGAACCGCTCTCGGTGTCGCGATTGGATCAGACGTGCAGGCCTATGACGCCGGTCTGCAGTCAATTGCGGGCCTGACGACGGCTGCCGACCGCATGATCTACACGACGGCTTCTGATGTCTACGCGACGACGGCTCTCACGCCGTTCGCTCGCACGGTGTTGGATGATGCCGACGCCTCAACGGTTCTGAGCACTCTCGGCGTCTCCACGTTCATGAAAACGGTGCTCGATGACGTGGACGCAGCGACGGCACGCGCGACGCTGGGTGTGACGATCGGCACGAATGTGCAGGCCTTCGATGCCGGCTTGCAGTCGATCGCCGGATTGACCACCGCCGCGAACCAGATGATCTACACCACGGCATTGGACGCATACGCGACAACCGCGCTGACGGCCTTTGCGCGGACCATCCTAGATGATGCTGATGCGTCGACTGTGCTCTCGACGCTCGGCGTGTCGACCTTCATCAAGACCTTGCTCGACGATGCCGATGCAGCTACCGCACGCACAACGCTCGGGCTCGGCAGCTTGGCGACTGCAAGCACTATCAATAATGCGAACTGGTCGGGTACGGACCTGGCGGTTGCAAACGGCGGTACCGGTGCCTCTGATGCCGCAACGGCCCGCATCAATCTCGGCCTTGCAGCGGTAGCTGCATCGGGGTCCGCTTCTGATCTCACCACCGGCACGCTCCCGGACGCCCGACTTACCGGCGCCTATACCGGCATCACCAACCTTACGATGACCGGTCAATTGACCATCTCAAACTCGGCGCCAATCCTGCGTTTCCAGGATACGACCGCTTCGGCATATGACGCGCGCATCCGTCTCGACGCCAACAACGTCTACTTCGACGGGTCGTCCGACGGTGTCACCTATGGCGAAGTGTTGCGCTTCGAGATGGACACCAAAATCGGCTACATGAGCCAGCTTTTTCTCACCTCGACGGGCGAGGGGATCAGGCTCCAGGCGCCGACCGCCGGTAACGACCCATTCCTGTCGTTCTATGTTGCTGGCGTCCGCCAAGGTTACATCCAGTACACCGACGGCGCCGGAACAAGCTCCGGCTTTAAACTGTTCAACGACGCCGCAGTAGGCGACAGTCAGATCCTTCTGACCAATGACGGCGGCATTGCCGGACTGCGCTACATTGCTAACGCGATCAATTACGAGGTCTATCACTCGGGCAACCTGACAACGGGTGACATCGGTGCCGTCCCGACCTCCAGAACGATCACCGCAGGCAATGGCTTGACCGGTGGTGGTGACCTGACGGCGAACCGCACGCTGACCCTTGGCACCCCGTCGGATATCACCAATTCGACGACAAACTCTGTCACCTCGACGAGCCACACACACGCGCTCGGCTTCGTCGCGGCAGAGGTCTACACCGGCTCAACGTCTGGCGAAACGGCCTTCCCGCTGGGACATACGGTTCTCGCGTATTCGAACGCATTGCCGACCCGAACGCCTCAAACGCTCTTTATATCTCGTCGGCATTCGCCGGCATGTACACGCTTCAGACGGACGGCGGTGCTCAGTTGTCGGGCACCTATCGCGCGCACGGGTTCATTCAATACTCCACGGGCAACTACGTGGGCATCATGCAGAGGACCGCATAATGGAAAACGAAGAGATTCAAACTCCGTACCCGAAAGTTACGGAAATCTTGAAGATCACCGACACTGCCGAGGGCAACGGAGTCTACGAACTGGAAATCATGGTCCAGTACAAGGAAGGCGCCGAGCCGCAGCAGGAAACGTTCTTCTCCAGACCGAATGACCCGTTTGGGCTCAATCCGACGATTCGGCTCTGGATGAGCGTGAACCCCGAAGCTCCGGTGCATGCCTATGTGCCTCCTCCGGAGCTGACCGACGAGGAGAAGCGCGCCACAATGCAGCCGCTGACCGCCCGGCAGCTTCGGCTGGGTCTGGTCAATGCCGGAATTTCCCCGTCCACCGTCACGGCCACGATCGGCGGCATGGCGGACGGTCCTGACAAGGACAAAGCCCAGATCGAATGGGAATACGCGAGCACCTTTAACCGAACTCACCCGCTGATCGCGACCGTCGGCGCCGCGCTCGGTCTCACTGACGTCCAGATCGACGCCATGTGGACGGCTGCCATCAGCCTCTAAACCTGTGGCTCGCGCTTTGGTTTGGTTGCAATCTGCGATCAAATACGCTTTGGATTGCGGCGTCTGTAGAAATCGAACGCTCAGACGGAAGGCTCCGGATCATCCTCGTGGGATTCCGGGGCCTTTTTGCGTCTCGGAGCGATGCGACAGGCATGGTGTTGTTCGCCGCATTGCCGTGGATAGCAGTCAGGAGACGGGTTACCTCCTCTTCGATCCCTCTGCTTGCTACCTCGTACTCGAACACAAGACATTGGTCTGGCTGTTCTGCTTCTCGCAGTTCTTCTAACCGTTCGGCGGCGAGTGCATATGCCTCGAAAAGATCATTCAGCTCCGGCGGGCAGACATCAGCTTCGAGCGCCCGTCGAAATATCGGCAGTCTCACCCATAAACGGCGCCGCCCCAGTTCCCTGAGTTTTTGCATTTTCCTCTCCCATTTCAGTGCAATCTAAGGTGGCGCTGCCAAGGAAGAGTTAAATGAATATTTCAATTGCGAGCGACCTCGGTAAACGACGAGCTCACTTGTCCTGCCGAGCTTCGCCGCGTTGGCCCGACGGCAAAACCGCAGCCCCGGGGTCTATGGGGCTGCGGTTCTGAGTGCCAGTTGTAACGTGCAGGGACAATGGCAACCGACCATAGATTGCGGGAGAGCGGGTTAATTTAGCCTTTCCACGCGGACGTGATCTTTGGAGCCCTTCAAAGCCGTTGCCGCGTCTCCCCGTTGCTTTTCAGTCTTTCTACAACCTGTCCCTTTGAGAGGTATTTTCAAGATGACATACCGCCTGCCGCTGGAATGGCTCCAGCCGGTGAAGATGTCGCGTATCATCGCGCATTGGAGCGCCGGCGCCTATCGAGCCTCAGAACTCGACAAGGAGCACTATCACCTCATAGTCGAAGGCTCTGGAAACGTTGTCCGCGGCGACCACACGATTGCCGACAACGTAAACACGGCCGATGACGACTATGCGGCCCACACGCGGGGCTGCAACACCGGCTCGATCGGCGTCTCCCTCGCGTGCATGGCTGGCGCTATCGAAAGTCCGTTCCATGCCGGCAAGTTCCCGATGACGGAAACCCAGTGGCATCGCGCCATGGACGTCATCGCGCACCTCGCCGAGTTCTACAAAATCCCGGTCACCCCGAAGACGATCCTTTCCCATGCCGAGGTCCAGCCGAACCTGGGCATCAAGCAAGCCGGGAAGTGGGATTTCACCCGGCTCCCGTTCGCGCCGACCGTCATCGGCGCCAAAGCATGCGGCGACAAGATGCGCGCCGAAGTCAAAGCACGCCTCTAAACCTCTCCAACATCGAAGGAAACGAACATGCGTTCGCTGATCATCGTATCGGCGGCGGCCTTTGTGCTGTCCGCTTGCACCACTACCACCGGCTCGATCGACACCGCGATCAAGAACAGCCTGCCGAAGACCTGCGCTTTGCTGGAAACGGCTCACGCTGCGTTCGTGGCAGCCTTGGCCTCCGGCAACATCAAGGCTTCGACCATCGCCAAGGAAGCCGCAGCCTACAACGGCGTGCAGGTCATTTGCGCCGATCCGGGCAGCGTAACGGGCGCGAATGCCCTCGTAGTCGCTGCGACCGCCTACGCGACCATCTCTCTCGCACTGAAGGAAGCACAGTAATGGGTAGCATCTCGAAAGCTCTTGGCGCCGGCGTCGGTGGCGCGCTAGCCGGATCGGCCGGCGTCCCATTCATGCCGGAAGGCACGCCCTGGTATGGATATCTCGCGCTCTATGCGCTCACCATCGGCCTGCCGGCGGTCTTGACCTATCTGGCGCCGAAGAACCAGCAGTAAGCATCCGGGCCGGCTCTCAACCTCGGGAGCCGGCCTTTTTCATCACGAGCGGCATAGCAGACACGAGGGGCATAATGGGAATCGAGGATGAAGCGATGGAACTCCCGAAGCGCGCGCAAAAACTCGAATGGAACCTGAACACGATCATCCAGCTCGTGACCCTCTTCGGCATGTGCGTCGGGGGCGTCACGATCTGGGTCAACAAGGGCAGGGACATTGAAGAGCTTCAGAAGTGGCGCAGCGCCATGGAAGCCCGGAGCGAAGAGCGGTTCCGTGCACTCGAATCCGAAGTGCGAAAGATCGACAACCTCGCCTATCGCGTTGCGTCGACCGAGCAGTCGTCAACGTCGACCGCAGCGGCCATAAAGGAAGTCCAGGGGTTGATCAGCCAGCAGGCCGGAGACTTGAAAGTGATCAAAGAGATTCTTCAGCGAGTGGAAGGCGGACAGCTAAGGCGTTAAAACCAGGCGTCGCGGCTGTACGGGCTCGCAATTTCTGCATCATTGATTATATGAATTGTAACGTGTTGCTAGGCATGATTCTTTATTCCTACGAACGCAGGAAGGTGAGGTGAGTGAATTGGCCGCGCGGCTTGACTCGGTCTGCAAGTACATATGCGAAAGAGCCGACTGGGAGATTACGAATCTCCAGCTCCAAAAGATCCTTTATCTTTGCCAGATGTTCTACATGGGCAGGAACCATGGGCAGCGTCTGTTCGACGGCCATTTTGAGGCTTGGGATTACGGACCGGTGGAGCCCAACCTCTACCACCGTGTGAAAATTTTCGGCTCGGACGACGTCGAAGACGTTTTCCATAGGGCGAGGACGTTTCGTCGCGACGATCCGCGGCGAAAAGTGATGGACGACGTCTGTGACAAGTTCTTGAAGTTCAGCGCTGGCGATCTTGTCGAAATCACGCACTGGGACGAAGGGGCTTGGGCAGAGCACTATACGCCAGGTGCCCGAGGGGTGAGAATTCCTGATGAAGACATCTGGGCCGAATACGACCGCCGACAAGACCGCGCCCGAAGAAATCGAAAACGATCTTGAAGCCTTTGATCCGGCCCCGCCGAACCGGCGTATAGACGACAAAGCCGCCGCGCTAGAGCAGGAGAACACTCGGTTGAAGGCAAACTTCAACCGTGAGCGGTTTGTTTACATCTTGTCGATCGCCATTCTGTTCAACATCCTCATTGCATCTATAGGCAACCGCTCGATGGTGGGCATAGGGCTGGTTGGATCGTTGCTACTCTTGCTCGGATTATCTAAATTCTTGGATTTCCCTTGGATAGTCGCTCATCTCGATCGGTGGCACGACCTGGCGCTGCGAGCCTGTGAGAAGTTCGTCGACAAACCCAAAGAAGAAACAGAACCCCTTCCCGAACTCGATAACAAACGCAAGGATCGCTTAACTACCGATTCTGATTAAAATTGGCCTGCAGCTGTAAGGAATCATGACAGAGCCCTATCAGCCGAAATATCAGTGGCGCCGCACGCAACTCGACGAGCACGATCCGCCGACCGATTTCGATTGGCTGGGCTTCGATGGCGTCGGCTACATCGGGCGGATCCGGAAAGAGACCAGCGGCCCCACGGCAGGCCGGTGGCAATGGGCCGGGTCAATCCCGCGGACGTTCCAAGGCGCGCCACCCACGCCGAACCAGGGTTATAGCGACACCGCGCGCGAGGCCACTGAGATGGTCGAAACGTACTGGGATTGGTGCCTGCGACGGATGCGGGGCGAATAGCTCAATGCAGCGGCGGTGCCTTCGCCTTCCGAATGACAACGCCGGCCGTCTCGTCGAACATCTTGTCCTTGGCGTCGAGCGCGAACCAGTGGTTATGTGCAAGCTCGATCAGCGCGTCAGCGACCTCTTGTTCTGACCAGCCGGAAGCATGAGCTTCCTCGGCGACCGCCCGGAAAATCTCTTCCATCGCCATCTGGCAATCCAGATCTCGATCGGGATAGGCGCCACTGCGTTTTGGCGGTGAGAACATCGGCGGTTTGGGCATGGCGGTCCTCCTGCTTCGGGGCTTAGACGTTTTCGCTGTTTCATGCGTTAATTCGTCATGGCTAAAACGCTCAGAAAGAAAACAGTTCCCGCGGCGCCCGCCGATCCGATGCCGCGGCGCGTCGATCCCTGCGTTGCGACCCTCGTCGACAAACCGCCGAAAGGGCCGGACTGGGCGTTCGAGGTGAAGTGGGACGGCTATCGGCTCGCCGTCCATGTCGAGCCAGGCGATGTGAGGGCGATCACGCGCGGCGGCTACGACTGGACGAAGAAATTCGGTGCCATCGTTGCCGAGGCGCGCGAGCTCGGGCACACATCCATAGTCCTCGATGGTGAGGCGGTCGTTCTCGACGAGCAGGGCCGCTCGGATTTCGGGCTCCTACAGCGGGCGGTCGGCAAGAAGCCCAGCCTGCACGAGCCGAGCGAGATCATTTTCTATGCCTTCGACCTTCTCTACCTCGACGGCCATGATTTGCGGTCATTGCCGCTGTCCGAGCGCCGACGGCTGCTCGAGCCGATCGTCGCCGGCAGGACAGGCGCGATTCGCTTCTCCGAGGAGGTGCATGCCGACGGCGCCGAGTTCTTTCGTGCCGCGTGCGAACTCGGTCTCGAGGGGATTATCGCGAAGCGGCGGGACAAGCCCTATCACTCGGGGCGCCGGCCGGAATGGCTCAAGATCAAATGCGCGCGCCGGGACTGGTTCGTGATCGTCGGCTATGAGCCGTCGACGATGCCAGGAGCGATCGGCCGGCTGCTGCTGGCGGCGAGGACGGGAGACGGCCTCGTCTATGTCGGCGGATGCGGGACCGGATGGAGCTATCAGGAATCGGTGACGCTACGCCAGCTGCTTGACGCCATACCGGCAGACCGACCGGCGGTCGACCTGAAGCGAAAAGGTGCCTTCTATTCGAAGCCTCTGCTGGTCGCCGCAGTGGAATACCGAGCGTGGACGCAAGACGGGAAACTGCGGCACCCATCCTTCAAGGGCGTGCTTCCGTTGAATGGGAAGACGAAGGTTTGTGTGGTAGGAACCTAATCTCTGAGCTTCAGTCGTCCAGGATAATTCGTAACGTACGGATCATGTTCGCCGCATCAAGGAGCGCCGCTCGGACATCGTCGCCAGTCAGCATTTCGATCCCCGCCGCGGTCGTCTGAAGATCGATCACAGGATCGGGTTCGGTCTTGCTCGCGGCCATTCCGACTTGCTCGCGCATCTCACGGATGGTGGCAACGGCACGCTCAAGCAGCCGGCGCTTTTCGAAGGCGGTCAGGTGATCAACCTGGTTTGCGGCCCAGACGAGTTCGGAGATGAAAGCTGTGGTCAGCGACATCTGATCACGCCCATCCCACGTGCTCTCTCTTTTTGAGCTTCAAGAAGAGGTCGAACCAGAATGTGTACTCCGGGCTCTCCATACCTGTGTTCGCTTCAAGCGCGCAGTAGGCGACGGAAGTGGTCGCATCCTTTCCGTGCTCGTTGATTGCGGCCTCGATGGCCTCCTCTTCGGACATGTTCTGCCATTCAAGCATTGTAGCGTCCTCCTCGGCGACGAACCGTATCGGGCCATCGGCCGGCGTCAACCATCAGACTTGAGAGGGATCGGCGGTTTCGACAATCCGATCCGCCAGAGTTTCGTCTGTCATGGCGTGCCCATAGGTGGCAAAGACATGCTGGGCAGATTTCCAGCCTCCAAGCTTGGCAACGGTGATCGGATCTACCCCTTTGTGAAGCATCGACGTAGCGAACCCATGCCGACAGGCGTGATAGGTCAGCGGCTTGATCCCAGCGCGCTCAATGGCTCGCCGCCATGGCGATTTAGCGCTTTGAAGCGTTGAGTATTTGAAGGTCTTTGCCTTAGGCTCTCGATTGCTCTGAATGTTGGCAATCGCCGCGACCAGCACGGCCGGCAAATGAGCCCTACGCTCGGCACCAACCTTGGTTTGTCTAATGAGCACCTTCCTCGTAGCGAAATCGATGTCTTTCCAACGAACGTTCAACGATTCAGATATCCTGGCGCCCGTCAGGAACATGAAGCAGCACAGCGCGCCGAGATGAGGGTTCGCATGGGCCATGAACTTCTGCACCCATTCCCATGTCGCGGGCTCCCGTTCTTTCTTTTCGGCTTTGAAATGGGGCACCTTAAGATGCCGGCATAGGTCCATAGCGGCTGCGTGGTTGATCACCGCCTGCATCGGCACGATGACTTGTCGGTTTCTGGTGGCCGCTGTGGCGTTGGGATAGAGAGCGATTGCCGCTTGCCTTACCTTGCCTGAGTTGATGGAGCGAACCAGAGTATCCTTCCAGTAGCTCACTAGCTTAACGAGGAAGCGATCGGACTTTTGGGCATCTAGGTAGAGCGAGACGGCTTGTGAAAATGTCAGGACTGCCTCGGGACCGTAGAGTTCGCTTTTCCACTCGGTCGACTCCCTTTGGGCGACGATCCTTTCTGCTGTTTCTTTGTCAGCCGTGAAAGTAGAGCCTCGTAGCCTTCTGTGGGCAATCGTGCCCCGATAGTGCCAGATCTTGCCGCGACGATAGATGACGAGGGACATGGTCGACTAGCCTCCAAGATTGCCTCAATATCTTCAGGAAGCAGGAACATGACGTTCCCTATAATCCGGCAAGCACCCAGTGCTCTCGCTCTTGCCCGCAGAGTTCGCTCCGACACATGCACCCCGGCAGCCTGAAGCTGCGCAATCGCGGCGGCGGGTGTAATCGCACTTTTCAAATCGCTCGACATTATTCGGGTCCGTATTGGCCCAGTGAAGCAATCTAGGTTTTAGACGGCCGCTTTGCCGGTGTGCCTCTCAGTTGGGCAGTAAGCTTTAAGCGGAGAGCCTCTTGGGCAGTCATACCTTTCATCGGCGCTGGCGCTTCAATCTTACCCACGTTGGGCGCGGGCAGCCGGCATTTTTCGATCATTCTCCGAATGCCATTGCGAGTCACGAAATCCTTGTTAGCGATCCTGATGATTTCGAGGTTGCCCTTGCGAGCTTCGGTGCGCAGCGATGATTTGGTGAGTTCACCACGAAAGAAGAGCTTCGCCGCCCGAGAGAGCGAAATCAGTTCATCGTCGCCAATGTCGTTACTGTCCATCGCCGAAACCTCATCGGTTCGATAACTACCGTTTTCGAGGACCTCGCACCGGAGCCAAGCCAGGCCTGTCCAGTCGTGCGGCCCTCTCTCGCTTCGGTACGGCAACCGGACGTTCTGGAACTTTCCCTTTTTCTGCACCGGCCTCTTGGTCCGCGGCCGTCGAAACATTTCGTTCGAATGCTTCAACATCTTCGCGGCGGATACGGACCAGCTTACCACCGAGTTTGAAATGGGGCAGCTTTCCATTGGCAATTAGGTTTCGCACATGTCGTTCAGAGCACGCCCACTCTTCAGCGAGCATTGATGGGGTTAGTACGCGGGGCAGCTCCTTCATGGGCAAATTCTCTGGTGAAATGGGTGGGCCGAGGGACGGCCGCTCCGCAGCGGATGTTGTTCCGCGCTGGAATAGACTCTCCAAAGCCTGCCCCATCGAGGCCAAGACCGCCTCTGCATTCTGCTCCGACGGATCAGTGGCATATCGTTCGATCGATTCGTCCACGATCCCGGCCGCCGCATCTTGCCTAGCCTTATGCCGTGCGAGTGCCCTAACGAATTTGATCAAAGGGCTGTCGGACAT